TCAACTCCAACCGGGTAAAGGACTGAGGGTCCGCTCGGTCGCCGACACGCGCAAGCGGGCCCTCTATCTGGTCAAGGGCACAAAGAAAGCCGCCCAGGTGGAGGTCCAGGCGGCCGTGGATCAAGTTGTAGCGGAGCACCCAGAGCACTTCCTAGAAGGGGTGCCACCGCCGGTGATCACGGATCTGCGTGTTCGGGCTCCGTGGGCTGACGAGTGACGACAACGGACAGGCGGTGCCGGGTGGAGCCATCAGGCAGCTTCCCAGTCAGCACCGCCTCGACCGACTCGATCTGAAGGTCTGGACGCTGAAGGGCCGCGTGGGCCCAGTCGTGCACGTCGGTGGTGGGGTTCATGTTTTCCTCTTGGGTGGATTGTGGTCGAAGGCTCGCATGAAACGGAGAGATTCCTTAAGCCTGCGGGGGGAAAGAGATGTGACGTGATAACAACCACACCTGGGACACAAGTAGTAACGCTGTTTGGCGTTGAACTTTCCGTTGATGTGGTTGCAAAACTTGGAAGCCTCAAGAAGGGTGTCAAAGCTCTGCTTTTCTTCGCACGGTTTAAGGAACCGAGACTTCGGGCTGGGCTTGCTGACCCTTGTCATGCCTTCTCCTCCTTCACGCCGAACCCTTCGCCGCCCGTCTCCTTCTCGATCAGGCCGCTCCAGTCGAACAGCACTTCGTCGCGGTAGCGCCCCTCCAGCCCGGCCAGGGTGATGCACCGGTCGTGGTAGTTGGTCATGGCCGGCCAGGGATCGCCCTTGAACCAGGGCACCGGCACGCACCTCATCCCCTGGAGGCCGTCAGAGGCCTCGTAGAACGACACCAGATGGCTCACCTGGGCCAGGTTGAGGTTGAGGCCCTGGCTGGCCATGGCCGCCAAGATCCGGTTGCGGTTGTGCACGATCGTTCCCACGATCTTTTCGCGGATGGCCGACACCATCTGCACTCTGATTTCGTCTTCGGTCGGCATCACGCTTCCTCCTGGTAGACGCTGACGAACAGGGTGGCCTTCCGGCGATCGATCTCCTCCACCAGCTTCTTCATGTCGGCGTTGTGCATACGGATGCAGCCCAGCGTCGGGATAAGCGGCTGATGCGGGGCCCAGGCGCCAGCACCCAGCGCAGACCCACCGCCGTGGAGCATGATCCCGCTGCGGCCAAAGCGCCGTTCCTGGTCTTCCAGACCGCTCAGTGCAATGCTGAACCAGCCATACATCCTGGCCGTGCGCTCATCGGGTCGCCAGTTGTAGTCACGGTAGATCTGGCCGCCCAGCCACAGGCCAGGGGGCGTGTCGGTGTAGCGCAGATTCCAAGTGGTGTCGCTGCCCTGTCCGCGGGCCAATGCAGGACGGGAGTCGAGCTTGGTTCCGTCGCCGAGGAAGAGATGGGCAATCTCCGCCTGGTCGTTGACGACGAGGTGCAGATCGCCGTCTTCCATGCCCGCTTCCCGGGCGGTGATCTTGGGTCCGATGAGAGTCATAGCTTTTGGATGGTGAGATACGAATTGGGCCCGGCCGTCTGCTGGCGCACTCGCACCAGATCGCCGGGCTTGGCCCCCAGGTGCCGGAGGTGCGAGGCCTGGATCACGACACGTCGGCTACTGGAGACTCGCAGGTCGCTCGAGCCCTTGGGGATCGCCGCCAGGCAGGCGAGCTCACCCCCCTTCGCGGCGGCCACGGCCTGCCAGAAGGCAGAGCGCTGCAGCACCTTCTGCTCCTTGCCCTCGGTGGTGCGAGTGAAGAAGTAGCCGGCGCCGGAGATGATGTCGGGCTCCGGGGTCCCTGGCGGCACACCGTCCAGGTACTCGAGGAGTCGTTTGGCGGTGAGGCCCATAGGCGGCTCGATGGGGACACCCGAAGTGTACCGGATGCGCCATCTCCGTCACAAGAATCAGCCGCTGAAGACGGTGCTCCCGAAGTCGACGCCCTGCGTGAACGCCAGCGACGTGGTCGGACTGAAGTTCGGCGCGCTCGACGTGACACTGCCGAACGCCGTGTTGCTGAAGTCGATCCCCGACGTGAACGACGGCGAGGCGTTGAAGTCCCAGTTGCTGCCACCGCTGTTCGGGAACAGGTTGCCCTGCAGGAAGCCCGGCAGTGCCTCCGCCAGCGCCTTCCCGCCGGCCGCCGCCAGGTTCCCCGCCAAGACCTGCCCGAAGCCAGGGCTGGAGAAGTTCGCCGTGCCGCTCTGCTCCGGCCCTGGGCCCGGGATCGGGGCGATCGGGTCGAAGATCATCTGCCCCCGATACGGCATCGCAGCGTTCTCGATCGTGCCCTTCGTCCGCAGGTACAGCCCCTGCGCCTCTCTGATGCCCTGCCGGCGGGCCAGGTTGTACGACGGGATGGTGAGCTGCTTGAGCACCTTCTGCCGCTGCTCCCAGTCCTGGGTGTAGGCCTTCAGCGCAAACTGCTGTGCACCCATGCTGTCGTCGAAGCTCAGCTCGCCGCGGTCCATCGCGTCGCGGAACACGTTCATCTGCTGCCGGCTCGCAACCTCCGTCTGATCCAGCGCATTGCGGGCCCCGCCCAGAATGTTCTCGTTGCGCAGTGAGCTGGTCGTGATCTGGAAGCCGGCCCTGGCCTGCAGATCCTCCAGTCGCAGCACGTCTCCGGCCGACTGGGTGGCCAGCTCCTTGTTCAGCAGCTCGTTCGCCAGGTTCACCCGCAGGCCCCTGGAGCGCGAGCGCAGCACCTGTTGCCCCCACGTCCGCCCCAGAGCCTGCGCCGAAGAGATCGCCAGCCTCTGGGCCGTCTTGCCGCTGCCCTGCGCGGCACCCCGTGCCTCCAGGACCCCGTCCTCGAGCATCGCCTGCACCTGCGACAACTGCCAGCCGAAGTTGTCGGTGCCCTCCTCGATCGCGATCGATCCCATCACCTCGCTGATGGCGCGTTCTGCCCCCCGGGCCCGCACGTCCGCAGCGTTGCGGATCTCCTTGCCCGTCTGCAGGAATCCACGCACCGTCTCTGCCAGCTGCAGCCCGTTGATCGCTGCCTCGTAGCTGCTCTGCCGGGCCACCTCCGTGGCGCGCAGGCCCAGCTGCTCCTGCTGGATGCTCAGGCTGTCGCCGGCCACCTGCATGTTCAGCTGGTTGGCCTTCTGCGCGTTGGCCTGCTGCCGCATCTGCTCGACCAGATTGCGATCGGCGACAAGGTTCGCCTGCTGGAACTCCAGCTGATCTTTCTTCGCCCGCAGCGCCTCGCTTTTGATGAACTGGTCGGCGATCGCCTGGCGGTTGATCATGTAGTTCTCGACCGCCTGCTCGATCACGCGCTCCTGCTGAGCGATGTAATCGGCCCCGTACTGCGCGTCGGCTGTCCGCAGCGCTTCAGTGCGCAGCAGGTCGTACTGGTACTGCGTCTGCGAGACGAGGTTGTTCCAGTCGTAGACCTTCTGGTCAAAGGCCAGCCGGTCCCGGGCGATCGCCTCCTGCCGTTCGACCTCTCGCCGTTGCGCAGATGCCTGGGATGCGGCTCCGAAGATCGCGCTGCCAACACCGGCGACCAGACCAAAGGGGAAAGCCATCAGAGTCGCCTCGCTCGGTCATTGTAGTTTCCTTCCCAGGAGTAGCCGTTCAGCCTCACCGGCAGATGGGAATCGCTCTCGATGATCACCCGGCACTGGTCGTTCTTCGACCGCACCGGCACCCGGAACACGCCGGTGTCGAGCACTGGGCCCACCTCTCCGATCTGGTTATGCTCCACCCCCGGCTGCAACGCCGTCATCCGGTGGATGCTGTCCGTCTCCCGGGACTGCCGCTCCACATGCACGTTGAACTGGCCTGTGCGGTTGAAGTGCACCGACCAGTTGCTCACCTGCAGCCGGCCATCCAGCACCCCCACGATCCTTGAGCGGGACTGGTCCGTGTTCGGCAGGTAGGCCCTGGTGCACTCGTACCGGAACGCATACCGGGACCCGATGTAGACCGTCTTCCCGGTGAAGTCGCCGCTCACCTGGCACTCCAGCTCGGTGCCGCTGTCAGCGCTGCCGATCAGCACCCCAGGCGCATCCTCGTCGTCGTAGGCCACCACCGCATCCGTCGTGGTCCGCATCGTGTACGGCAGCGTGAACGTCGTGGTGTTGGTCCCGATGTCGTAGCTGGCGCTGATGTCGTTGTCGGCCAAGGCGTCGCTGTTGCACGCCGGATAGACGATCTGCCGGTCGAGGAGCACCCCAGGCATCGACAGGTTGTCCAGCTCCTCCACCGTGATGCCGACCAGGAACAACCCATCCCCGTAGCTCTGCAGCAGGTGCAGCCGGTTGTCGTAGAACTTCGCCCACCGGATGTCGCCCTCGAACTGCCACTTCGACCAACCCGACTGGGACCGCTCGATCCGGCCGCCGGCCGCCTGCCACAGGTATTTGTAGACGTAGAGGGTCTTCGGGTCGTCGTCCGTCATCACGACCATGTAGTCGAGGTTCTCCCCTTTGTCCCACCACAGGACGTTGCCCTGCAGGTACTTCGGCACGTTCAAGGTCAGGTCCTGCCCCGCACCCAGGCTCAGCCCCAGCTGGGTCAACCCGCTGTTCTGCACCTGCATCTCGCGGAACTGGGTGTCGTCGGCGTTCTTCGTGGCGAACACCACCGTGGGTCCCACCACCCGCGGGCGCACCTGGCTCTCCACCTCCACCTTGCCCAGTAGGTCGATCACGGCCGACCGCGGGGTGAGCACTTCCTGGTCGCTCGCACGAAGCAGGAATTGCTCCCGGGCGCTGGTGGGCAGCACCGACGTGCCGACAGGGACCAGCCACTGCAGATCCACCGAGCTCTCAGAGCTGGCCCGCACGTCGATTGGATCCGTCTCCAGCACCTGCAGGCTGGTGTCCGAGAAGAAGGCGAAGATGTCGTCGGTCTGGCTGGCCACCACCGTCTCGCCGCCGGTCACCACATAGCGGCTGCGGAAGATCAGGTGGTCGCGGATCTGCCGGCCGACGAAGCTCGGGTTGGGCACCGTCTCCAGGTTGCCCGCAGACCTTTCCCCCCAGGTCGGGAAGGTGTATTCGTGGAGCACTGCGTCGACCGTCACGCTATCTGCAGTCCCATCCGCCGGCCCCAAGAACAGCACGTCCTGTGCCTCGCGGTACAGCACCAACGGCATCGTGTCCTCGTCGAGCTTGTACTCGATGCCGGGGGCTGGACACTCCTGCCACGCCCCGCGGCCGAAGCTATTGCTGGCGCCGTCTGTCCGCACGAACTGCACCCAGAAGTCGTCCTCCTCCCGGGTAGGGTCCGATTCGATCTTGACGATCATCTCCCCCTTGGCCTGCACTGGCAGGTCACTGAAGTTCTCAACACTGCCCTTGACCGCTCTCGCCAGGACGTTGCTGCGGTCGTCGTCGACCTTGATCGTGAAGTCGGAGTCGTCCGATCGGCGGATGTGAACGACTGGCCCGATCTGCACGGCGACCCAGTCCGCATCACCATTGATCGTGGTCTGCAGATTTGCGGCGGCGTCGGTGGTGCTCAGCTTGTTTGGCGTATCGGTGGCCAGCGGTGTGGAGAAGGTTGCCACCACCTCCGTGGCCTCCCCCTCGTCCAACGTCACGGTGAACGTCACATCGAACACCACCCCCTGGATGAATACCAGAGCTTCGTTCACCACCGCGGGGGTGGTTGCCGGGTCCATGGCCACCGTCTTCGTGCGGTTCAGCAGCAGCGCCAAGGCCCCCTGGTTCACCAGTGAGTACCCCTGCAGCAGGTTGTTGGCCAAGTAGCCGTAGCTGCTGGAGTTGAACGCCACCGTGGTGCGACCGTTCACCGTGGTGGTGCTGATGCCGGTGCCGTGCACCTTGATGTCGACCGACGATCCGCCCCTGGTGATCTGCAGGTAACTGGTGCCGCTGTCCTCCCATGCCACCAGCAGATAACGCTCCCCGTCCCGGGCCAGCATCGTGCCGCCCCAGATGTCCGTCTCCTCGCTGGTCAGCAGCTGCGCGTCGAACACCGTCGGCCGACGCTTCGACAGGCCCTCCAGCGGCGAGCTCCACCCATTGATCTGCTCTTCCCCCTGGCCCTCGATGCGCAGGTGCTCCGGCTGCTGCGACACCCCGCCGGTCATCGTGTCCCACCGGCCCCGCACCAGGGTGGAGGGATTCCGGCGCCGGGGCTGGTACTGGGTGGGACGACGCATCAGTGGATCCTGCGGTAGCGGTTGCCTCGAGCTGGGAAGAAGGCGTCACCACGGATAGTGCCGCGCCGGCTGCCGTGCAGCACGTTGTTGCGCTGGTGCGCCTCCTCGGCCCGTATCAGCATGCCCCGGGCCCTCTCCTCGTCCGCAGCCGTGAAGCTGTAGATCACTGCCGAGTTGATCATCCGGTCGGCGTAGATCCGGCCGGCCCGGATCTTGATGAACTCCTGCGCGTGGAACGGCAGATCGTCCCAGCCCAGCTGTACCACCATCTCAGCCAGCGACACGTCCTCCGTGCCCAGGTCGTAGCTCTGCTCGTAGCTGTCGTAGACGCTGAAGCCGCGCACGGTGTACCGGCCCTCCACGTCCCAGTTGGGATCGAACACCCACCGCAGCGCATTGCTCGGCAGCGACACCGACCCGGCGTTGTTCGTGAGCTGAACATCCTTGTCGGTGTTCCAGCTCCAACCCTCCGCTTGCACGTCAGCCGACACCTCGCGCAGGGTGGTGAGCGCCAGGCTGCTGTCGCTGATCTCGTTCGTGGTGAGATCGGGGAGGCCATCGATGGGGGCTTCCCCGATGATCGCCAGGATCGCGTTCGTGGCCTCCAGTTCAGTCATCAGCCCAGCAGCGTGATGGTCGCGGTGATGTCGGCGTCAGCACCACTCTCGGCGGCCGTGATTGTGATCAAGTCACCCAGCTTGTAGTTCACGCCCTTCACGTTCGGCACAAGCGCCGTGGCCACGCCGGCCACTGCCGTCACGTCCACCGTCAGTCCGGTGCCACTGCCACCCGTGGTGGCCAGCCCGGTCTGGGTGGTCACGTTGCCGCCGCCGTTAGTGCCCGGGCCTCCGAGCGTCCGTGCGCCGAAGCTGATCGTGATGCCTTCCCCGTCGTAGGCCACCGGGTCGCCGTAGGCCGCACCCACCGTGTAGTCGGTGTCACCGGGGGTGGCGTTGTCCGCCGTCACCGCCAGCACCTTGTCCAGGGGATCCCTGGAGTACACCACGCTGGGCTCGTACTCGATCGTGCTGGTGGAACCTCCACCGTCGAGTGATTTGGTGATGGCCATGGGTCAGAAGCAGACGTTGCCGTCATTCTGACAGCCACCCAAAGCAAAAACCCCGAACGCCTTGTGAGCGCTCGGGGCTTCCACCATCAGGAGCCGGTCCTCATCGACCGTGCCGGGGACATCACCCCCCGACCTCCAGATGGTACTACGGGGTGCCGCTGTTGTAGATCTCGACGCAGGACTCAGGGCGCAGAACGCCGTAGCCCTTCACGAACTTCGCCAGGAGCAGCACCGCCTGGAACTGCGTGGCGTAGTCGTTGCCGGTCATCTGCGTGGTCAGGCCCCGCAGGTTCAGGATGCCGAGAGCGTCACGCCGGAAGCAGAGCGCCCGGGTGTCGGTCATGTTGACGGAGCTCAGCTTCACCAGCGAACCGTTGATGCTGTAGCCCTCCTCCCCGGCAGGTGCGGTCACGTTGCCCTGGGCAATGTGGTTCGACTCATACAGCGAGAAGCTGGCGAGCTGGGCCACGTTGCCCTCCCGGTAGGTGCCGGGCGCCGAGCCGTTGTTGAAGTCGACGTTCAGGGCGCGGGTGGACTGAGCCAGCTGGCTGTGCACCTCAGGGGTGAGCACGGCGGTGCGGCCCTCGGCCGGGATGTCTTTCTCGTTGAGCGCTTGCTTGGCAGCAAACAGCGCAGCGACGTAGTCATCCGGCGTGGGAGTGTCGTTCGCCAGGTCGATGCGGGTGCCGGTGCGGAACGGGTCATCCGGGCTCAGGCCGGACGGCAGGTTGGCCGTCAGGTCGGAGGTGGAGATCCGTGCGCCCAGGCAAAGCATCCGAGCAAGACGCTTGTCATGCTCGCGGGCCATCGCCTGCCCCATCTCCATCGAGTAGATCTGGCGCTGGTCCCAATGAACCTTGAGTTCTTCCACCTCGTCCAGCACCACCGCGGAGATGAGCTTCTGGTCGATGTAGATGATCACCTCGTTCTGGGCAGGTGTGCCCTGACCGGTGACCTCGGAGCCTGGGGTGTAGTACGAAGCCGTGAGACGGCCAATCACCGGGAAGCGGGCGCTCTTGCCCTCGGTGATGGTTCGTTCCTGGAACATCCCCATGAAGATGCAGGAACGCTCAAAGCTGGTGATCACTTCCTGGCCGTAGATCTCCAGGAAAAGTGCATTGTCCTGGGCGTAAGTGCCGACTGCGGCATTGACGGAGCCGATCCGAGAAAGAGTAGGTGCCATGACGGGAGCCTTGGAATGAGTTTGGTCTGACTGCTCGGCTCCCGGGCCTCTCAGTCATCCTTCCAAGGTTGTCGCCGCAGCGGCCGAGGGGGACGACTGTGCATGTCGTCCCCGCAGTGTATCAACTATCGCAACGATGCCGACAGTCGACGTTGCACCTCCTCGACATAGGCCCCGTCCTGATTCGGGCCAGGCAGGTATCGCGGATCCCGCATTGCAGCACGCAGCTCTGCATTAGAGGTGAACGGCTGCGGGCCGGACTGGCTGCCCAGTGCCAGGCCGCCGACCAGGGTCGGGGTGTAACCCTGGCGCTGCGTCATCTCATAACGCAACGCCTTCACTGCCATCAGTGCGCCGGGGGCGTCGCCCTTGCTCACCGCCACGTTGAAGGCGTTGACGGTGACGGGATCCCCATACTCAGGGGCCCAGGCCGCCAGGGATTCGAACACATCCTGCCCACCCACGGCGCTGATCACTGACTGGGTGAACTGGGCCTCTTCCTCCGGGCTGCCGAAGGTGGGCAATGCCTGCTCCTCCTCGCCCTGGTCGGCGTCGCCGGCATCAAGCTCCTGCCCCTGGGCGGCAGGTGGCTCGTCCTGCTGCTGCTGCTGCTGCTGCTGGCCCAGCTTGCGCTCCAGCTCCTGGTAGGCGCGGGCCAGCTCGTCGGCGTTCTTGAACTTGCCGAGGATCGGGGCCTGCTGCTCGCCCTGAGCGGGCGGTGCGGGCGGTGCCTTCTGGGCCGGGGGCCGCGGCGGTGGCGCCAGGATGTTCCCCTTCTCGTCCTTCGTCGGGATCCCACCGGTGTTCCGGTCGGGTGCCGCGGGGTGCTCGTAGGTGGCCATGCCCCGATCGTGCAGGGCGGCCTTCGCTGCAATCGTTGTTGCGGCAGATGCGCTCGACTGGCCGGTCGCCTCCTGGAAGGCGCGCTCAGCGTCGGCTCCGGTCAATACGGTCGGCATCAGCGGCGGCCTCGAGCGACGGTGGGCACGGGATCAGGACGCTTGCCCTTCTCCCCTTCCTTGAAACCGGAGTAGACCCGCACCGTGTGCTGTCGACCGTTCGCGTCGGTCGTGGTCTGGTAGTAGCCCTCGCGGCCGGTCAACTTGTCCGGCGGGCAGGGCCCCTTCGGTGCGTTCTTGGCCACCACCTCGAGCCCGGCGGCACGCAGCACCTGCATGGCAGCGTTGATCGCCGACTGGTCGATGGGTGCTTCGTCCTTGGCTTCCGCCTTGGGCTTCGCGGTGCGCTTGGGCTTCGCGGATGGTGCGGGCTCGGGTTCCTCGGTGACGATGGTCGACGGGATCTGGGGAGGGTTGTAGGTACAGCCCTCAAGCATCTCGTCAGGCGGTGGGAGGCGGAGTTCCTCGGCCATTCAGTGCTCCTGCGACAGCAGTTTCCGCAAGCCTACCTTGCTGTTCCTGTTGTGCCGCATTGGTGATCTCCTCCTGGGTCATCACCAACCCATTGACATCTACGTGGTCGTAGCTGGCCAGACGCTGGGCGAACGGCTCCACCTTCAGGCGTTGCAGCACACCCTCGGGACCGATCGCACCCTGCAGGGTCTGGATCCAACCGAGCAAACGGTTCCGCTCGTTCCTGGCGCCGATGGCATCGAGGCCCGTGGTGATCTGCGGCTCGATCAAATCCTCCGGCAGCGGCTGCAGCTCCTGGGCCTGGGTCATCTTGTAGACGATCGCCTTCACCAGGGGCAGCTGCAGCTGGTCCGACAGGTCGCTGTAGAGCCCCGCCAGCCCACTGTCGAGGGACTCAGCCATTAGCCGTATCTCCTCTGCGGTGACACGTTCGGCATCACGCTGCACGCTCTCGGTCAGCAGGAAGCTGTAGCTGAGCCGGCGCTCCAGCATGCTCATCACCTGAACGCCGCCTTGCAGCTCACGCACCTTGTCGCCGGCGGTGATCGCCGTGATGTCGCCATCGCTGCCGGCAATCACGTCGCCGTTCTCTGCCACGGCGAAGTCCTGTGCGCGGGTCATGCCGTTCGGGTTGTTGGCCCACACCACCTTTGACATCTGCAGGGCCGCCTCGACCTGGGCCCGGGTCAGTTCGTTGAGGCTGGCCAGGTCGCCGAGGAACTCCTCGACCGGGGCCCGGCCGTAGTTCTCCCCGTCGATGCGGTTAATGGACAGGGGGATCCACGGGCAGCCATCCACCGGGGTGGTGCCAGCGGTGTCAGGGATGTTGCCGTCCTTGTCCTGCTGCACCCACTCGACCTTGTCTCTGCGGTAGTCCCACTTCACATGGGTGTAAACGCAGACCTTCTCCTTGCTGTCGGTGTCGACCTTGGCTCTGGGCTTCATGGCCTTGAGCACCTGCGGCGACACCTCCTCCTTGATCACCACCTCCAGCGGTCGGCCCTCTGGGTCCAGCTCTTGGCAATACTTGGCGAAGATGTAGACCCGCAGCTGGTCGCCGCCGGCATAGAGCAGGGCGTTCCCGCCGCAGAGCAGATGCCGCAGGCCCATGCTCAGCTTGGAGCGGACCCGCATCTTGTTCATGCGGCTGATGATGGCCTTCTCCTGCTTGGCCAGGGTGGCCAGCATGCGCTCCTTGGCCTCCTCGGGGATGCTGCCACCCTGGCTCTCGATGTAGCGCTGCACTGCACCTTCGTCGAGCACCAGGCGGAAGAACGGCTCCTGTGGCGGCAACAGGGAGGTCAAGACCTTGGACGCCAGCTGGCCCAGGCCCCGGGCCCCGAGCCCCTGGTACAGGCTGGCCAGGGCCGTCTCGCGGCCAGGCCCCATACTGCGCGCCGACTCAGGGATGAGCGACGGGATGGTGAGAGAGGCGTTGTCGATCGCCTGATCGAGGAACGGTTCCCGGTCTTGGTGCATGCGCGACCAGGCGGCTTCGGCTTTCGTCGTCATGCGATCTGCAGGCTGGAGGGTGTGGCGATGGAGAGACTGCTCACCGACTGCATCTGGCGCGGACGCCGGATCTGCTGGGTCGAGCGTTCATCCCCCAGTCTGGGGGCGACAGCAGTCTCCTCCATCTGGGGCACGTAGGCGTTGGCCAGGGCCCTGGTCTGCTGGAGCTGCTTCTCGTAGTCCTGCTGCATCGCCAGGCGGTTGGCTTCAGATTCCTGCATGCGCTCCTGGAAGGTCCGCTGCGCCGTCTCCAATCTGGAGTTGGACTCGGCTAGCAAGCGCTGAAAATTATTCCGTGCCTCGTCGGCGGCGGCCTGAAGCCCGGTTATCTGGGAGCTGAACTCCGACTGCTGCTGAGCAAAGCGATCTTCGAACCGCGATGTCATGGTGTTGAGCGCTTCGCGAGAGCTAGCAAGCTCCCCGCGCAGCATCTTGGTGGTGTCCTTGTTCTTGGCGATCCGCTTCAGCAGCTTGTTGTTGCTCTTGGTGACCCGATTGAGCAGGTCGGCGTTACTGGCGGCGTAGCTGGTCATCTCCCCGCCGATGCCTTCCAGCAGGTTGGCGATGGTGCGGTCCAGATCGGACATTCCACCGCCGCCGCCCGCGGAGCCACCGCCACCGCCGCTGTTCTTGCCGCCGCTGTTCTTGCCGCCGCCGTAGATGTAATAGACGCTGCCCTGGCGGCCGACCCCACCAATGCCAAGCGGGCTGCGGCCATAGAACTCAGCGACCGGGTTCTTCCTCTTGTCGGTGCTGACCTTGTAGCCGGCCTTCTCTAGCTGCTGGATCTTGCTGGGCGTGAGGATGCGGTTGTCGTTCTGCTTCAGCCAGTTGTTGAGGTTGAGCCCAGCCATAAGGAGACATCGACCGCACGATGCCCCCATGGTAGGGCTGCCGTCATCAGGCCCTCTTCTGGTGGACGGCCTCAAGCAGGGTGCGAACCACCCGCTGCTGGCCTTCGTGGTACTGGATGAAAGCGTAGTCATCCACCGGGCTGTAGTGCGGCTGCGGGAACAGGTCCCTCACCGCCGACACCAGCTCAGGTGTGACATGAGCGATCAGTCGGTCGCGGGCGGTGTCCGCTTTGTGCCGGTCCTCTTGGCCTCCGACGACGAGGACTTCGTGCTCGATGTCCTCCGGTTGCTGGCCTTGACTGGTAGGGGCTGGTCGAGAGCTGTAGCGGGGGGCTGCCATGGTGTTGCCTCAAAGGTGGAGAAGTTGTACTGGTTGGGGTGGAGCAGCTGGGCCAGCTGCGCATTGATCAGGGCGTCGGCGACGAAGTCCTGGTGCCCTGCGTCCCGGTAGGCCTGGACGACGATGCGCCAGCAGGCCACCTCATCGAACGGGTCAACCCCACCGAGCAGCTTGGACGCGCCTTGGGGGCCGACGCCCTTGGCTCCGGCGTAACCGTCGGTGGCGTCACCGGTGATGGCCTGCTGCCAGAACAGCATCATGCCCTCGGCTGGCGTCACCTTGTCGCCCGGCTGATCCAGCCAGAGGTGGATGCCAGGCACCTGCCGCATGTCCTTGTCGCCGGAGCAGATGACGTGCGGCGTGTCCTTCCCGTAGGTGCGGGAGATGATTGAGATCAGGTCGTCGGCCTCGATCTGGTCGTGCATCACCGACTGGTCGTGGGTGATCATGTCGGCGATCAGGGCGTGGTAACCGGGTGGCTTGCGCACGTTCTTCCGGTTGGCCTTGTACGTGGGGCACAGGTTGCGCCGGAACATCGAGCGGCTCGTCCAGCAGAGGATTGCATCCTCCACGTCGGCTTCGACCTGGACGGCGAGCTGCTCAACGGACTCCCAGAACGTGTCCTTGGTTTTGTGATGATCGAGCTGGCTGATCCACATGCCAGGGTGCAGCTCGGCATCGAACTGGCACCCGGCCGCAGCGCGGAACAGCAGCATGTCGGCGTCGACCAAGAGCTTGATGGGATCACTCGACATCAGCTTCCTCCTCGTCTTCCCGCATGTCCTGGATGGTGATGTCCAGCAACCGGATGGCGTCAGCCGCCACGACTAGGGCCTGCTTGTAGTGCTCAGCACTGGCGCGGGTGCTCTCGATCCGCTCGCGGATCATCACCTCCATGGTGGCGTTGAAATGCTCAGCCTGCTGCCCGGCTGACTCCTGCAGAAGGAAGATCATGCCGACCACCTTCTGCCTGGCTTGGCTGGAGAGGTTGGGCGTCAGCGCCATGGCCAGCGCTGCGTCCAGCTGCTCCTCGATCTCATGGATCTGCAGCTCCTCTTCCTCGTCGCCGGCCGCCGCCAGCCGCTTGTAGATGGAGCGGCCCTGGTCGAGGATCGCCTGGTCGTAGGCCGAGCACATCTTGTCCCGGTACTGGGCGGTGGGTATCACCACGAAGTCGGCACTGATCGCGAAGCTGTTGGGGTACTGGTCAATCTGAGAGACGACGTTGATGCACTCGTCGGCCAGCTTCGTCTTCAGGTTGTCGATGTACTCGTTCACCTCCTCGACACAGTCGGCGCGGACGACGACGTGCTGCTGAAACCGGAGGCGCTCCGGGGGTTCGGGATTGAAGCTCATGGTCAAAGGGTGGTGGAAGGGTGAGCTGAACGGACGTGCAGCTCCCAGAGGGAGGGGCACTGCTGGTAGCTGGACTGAAACGCAAGGCGGCCCAGCATGTCGGCGGCCTGCTTGTTCGGAATGGCACGCCACACCCTGTCGGGCACGGCGTAGATGCCGATCGAGATGGCCTGCTTGGGAGGGTGGCCGCCGGCCAGAGCGGTGCAGACTGCGGCGCCGATAGCGATCGGCAGGCCGAGAAGGTTGGGATCCATTGGCTCCTGTGGTGTGGGTTAGGTGAGGGGTGGGGCGATCTCGTGGAACTCCCCTGAGCGCAGGTACTGCAGGCGAGCCATCTCGCCCACGTCGCCCATGAGGCGATTCTTCTCCAGCCAGCAGGTGGTGGTGTTCGCCTCCACCTGATCCTCGGCTTGAGGGTTGCGCTGGAGCAGCACCACCTGATCTGGCACCTGGGCCAGGGCCTGGCTGCCCCGCAGCTGGGACAGCTTCGGCCGGCCGCCACGCTCGGGGTCTTCGCCAACATCCGACCGTGAGAGGTGGGTGACAACGATCATGCGGGTGCCGAGAGAGTTGACGAGTTCCTTCAGTTCGGTGATGCAGCGCTCGATCTGACCCTGTTTGTCATTGCCCTGCATCTTGGCCGCCAGCCAGGAGAAGTGATCGAGGACGATCACCTCGCACTGGTGCTCCTGCACGTAGTGCCGGCAGGCCCGGCGGAAAGAGTCAAAGGACTGATCCTTCCACTTGTCCACTAGGTAAAGGGAGGGAGCGAAGGCATTGATGGCCTGCAGCAGGGGCCCCTGGTCCCGCTGGTGCCGCTGCTCCTCAGTGTCGGCGTAGATGGGCTCGCCCATGACGACGGACGCCATGCGCTCCACCGTCATCCACGCCGGCTCCTCGAGGCCCAGGTAGGCAACCCGGATCTGCTGCTGCAGCCAGTGCAGAGCGCAGGCCCGGGAGAACGCCGACTTCCCGATGCTGGTGCCGCCGGCAAGGATCATCAGATCGCATGGGCGCATGCCCCTGGTCTTCCGGTTCCAGCCAATCCACGGGAACTGCAGCCCGGTGCGCCCTGAAGGGGCGAGCACCTGATCGAGCACCTGTGGAGTCATGGCCCATGTCACCCCGTCAGGGGCGGGCGCCTGGGCCGACAGCAGGGCGGCGACGATGGAGCGCCGGTCGTCCTTCTGCAGCGCCTCGTTGGCGTCCTTGTAGGGAAATTGTTGGACCTCGGCAGGTGCCTTGTCGAACACCTCCCGGGCCTTGGCCAGGCCGTCACGGCCAGCGTCGTCCTGGTCGAACCAGAGGATGACCCGGTCGAAGCCTTCGATCCAGGCCATGTTCCGCTGGAGCGGCTTCACGCACTGGCCGGCGCCATCCGGGATGGAGACGACGGACCAGTTGCCCTTGATGCCCACGGTGGTGCCCATGTGGATCACCTCGTAGACGCTCATGGCATCCACCTCGCCTTCGGTGATGACGAGGGTGCCCTTGCCGCCCAGGTGCTGGCCGAACAGTTGGAGCTCCACGTCCTTGGGCCTGGCGACCCAGGAGAACGCCTTGCCCATCGTGCGGACGTGCTGGCACACGACCTTGCCGTCTTTGTCCCGGTACTGGGCAGCCCAGGCCTTCTCACCACGCAGGGTGGTGGTCAGATAGTCGTAGGCGATGGCGGTGCGCTCGCTGGTGCCACGCTCAGGCACTGCCTCCGGCTTGCCGGGGAGCAGCTGCTTGGCGGTGGGCACCCCACCGATGCGGGGGCCACCGAGACGCGCCATCAGGTCGCTCACCGTGGGGGTGAACGTGGTGGGCATGGATGGTTCCTGCGGTGTGGATGATGCGCCGGCCCAGTCCGAGCCGTCCTCGTTCATGCAGGAGGAGCAGCTGAAGCAGAAGACGTGGCCGTCGTCATACCGAGCAGCTCCGTCTGAGCTTTCGCAGCGGGGGCAGGGGATGTGCTGCTCGACGACCCGGCTGCGGCGACTGCTTCGATCAGGAGTTGAGGCAGGCATCGAGGGTCAGTCTTGAGCAGGGTGTCGTAGGCAATCCAGGGGATCCCGTTGGCCTCGCAGAACTTGGGGTAGGTGGTCTTGCTCTGCGCCGAGATCTTGTTCTGGGGCTTGATGAAGGCCATCACCAGACGGATGTCGGGATAGGCCTTCAGCACCTGCCGTACCTTCTGCCGATTCTGGTGGGTCCAGAATCCCTTCACCTCAACGAGGATCGAGCCGGCCTTGGTCTGCACCTCGAAGTCGGTCTTGTAGGTGCTCTTGGTCTGGTGGGTGTAGCGGAACTTGCGCTCCTCGTAGGTGAAGGGCAGCCCCGCCAGCTGCAGGTGCTGGGCGAGGCGCTCCTCCTCCGGTGACCGGTAGGTGTCGTCCTGGCCCAGCGCCCTGCGGTAGTGCTGGAACTGGCTCATGCTCCCCTGCGCAGGAGATCCAGGGCGCTGGGCGGCCGGGCCGGGGCAGCGGCAGCAGCAGGCGCAGCAGCGGCAGCCGGGGCGGCGCCGGCGGCGGCGCGGGCAGCGGCCGGGCCAGGGCTGTCGACGGTGAAGGCACCCTCGACACCCTGCACCGGAGGCGGGGCCTGCACACGCTCAGCCAGGCGCACGATCTGCACACCCTGCAGTCCGAGTGCCACGCCCTGGCTCTGGGCCCCCTTGTCGTAGGTGTAGACGTCGCACACCACCACGATGTCGGAGCCGTAAGGCACCTCAGTCACGGTGCCAGGCGGGATGACGATGCCGCGGCTGTCCCACAGGGTGGGCGGTGGCGCGACGGCGCCGCTCTTGGTCAGGCCGTTGGTGCTGAAGGTGACCAGCTTGTGATCGGGATCTTCGACCTTCTGGCCGCCACCCTCGGGGGTGACCATCGAAGCCGACACGGGCAGGCGAGCGTTGCTCACGTTGAACCGAGGGTTCCGGTTGATCTCGTCGTCCATGGCCTGCTGCACCAGCTCGAGGAGCGGCAGCACCTGCTCGTTGGTGAGCACGATGCCCACCCCGTACTTGGTAGTGCGGTACTCGTCGTTGTACTTGGGCTCGATCACATCGGCCCAGCAGGCCTGAGCAATCGGAGAGGTGTAGGTGATGCGTGCCATCTGGCGGGGAAGCTCCGGGGCTCGTTGCCCCGTATGCACACACGATGGGCTACCCCACGCACATCTGTCAACAACTCAACAGAAAAGGTACAGATTCTCTCCGATCCCCTGCAGCGGCTCGTCTCCCGCCCGTGGTGGTGGCGGCAGCTCCTCCCCACGGGCGCCCAACTCGTCCTTCGCACGAAGCCAGAGCTGGTGCAGCGGGTCCGCCTCATACACCTCAGCGAACGTCCGCCGGAGGTGTCGGTTCAGTGCCTCGACACGACACAGGTCGGTGGCGAAGCAGTCGTGCACCACCTCCAGCGGGCCATCCCAGGTGTCGGCCGCCCGGCGCAGGAAGTAGGCGTCCATCGAGTGGATGAAGTCGGGTGCCACACCCCGCAACGTCTTGGTGCGGTCGATCTTCAGATCACCGTCCTCCTCATGGAGCATGACCTTCACAAACATGCGCCGGCCGCCGTGGTTCACCAGCTCGATGCGGGTGTCGGTGCCGCTGCGCCGGTAGCAGTGCACCCGCATGCCGTCGGGTGTCCACCAGTGGACCACCATGCCGGCGTCCATCTGCAGCTGGGCCAGCTGCCGCAGCCAGCCACCCAGTCCAGCGAGGTGGGTGAGCTCCTCTTTGCCGGCCCGGTAGATCAGGGTGGCGGCGGCGTTGGCCAGGTCGCTGACCCTCACGCCCTGGTCGTCGACCACGTTGCCGAGCAGCCCCTTGTAGGCCTGGAACAACCGGGTGCGCATGCTCCAGCGTGAGCTCCCGTACACCAGGGGCATGCACGTCTCTTTGATCAGTGCCCGGTCGAACCCGATCCGCTGCATCCGCTCGAAGGTCTTGATCTGCTTCTCGGTGGCGGCCTCGACCAGGGCCCGGTCGACAGCGCGACGGGCACGTTCGAGCATGGCGGCGTACAGGTCGTGCTTGCTGTCGCCCAGCAGGTTGGTGGCCCGGGCCAGCCGGGCATCCCACGTCATGGCGGCGACGTGGCCATAGCCGGAGCAGGTCTGGTCGAGGCGCATCATGTGGCGCACCTGGTGACTGTCGCTGGCGTTGGCGTCGTCGAGCTCCATGCACATGGCCGCAGTGGCCCATGGTTCCTTGCAGTCACGCACCACCTGTGAATCGGTGCGCGCATCACGGCCCAGCTGCACCAGGTCTACCCAGTAGTCCACCATCCAGCAGCCGGCATCCTCGAGGGTGGTCTGCTTGGTGCCGTAGTGGCCCTGCAGCTGCCACGCAAACCAGTTCCACCGGCCGCCGACCTGGAGCCTGTTGTCACCGGTGCCAGCGGGCCACCGCAGCATGCTGCGCAGGTGGTCAGGCTGCTGCAGCGACAGCCTGCTGCGGTAGTAGATCCTGCCTCTTGAGTCGAGGTGGACAGGTCGCCACAGGCGCTCGTCAGGCTCAGCCAGCAGGCGTTCAGCCAGCATCAGGGACTGCGCCGTCATGCTGCGCATCGACTGGTTCTTCCGGTCAGCGTTGGCGGCAATCACCTGTCGCCAGTAGGCCCGGGTGACCCGCGTCTGCCAGGTGCTCTCCGGCCTGGGCAGTGGCACCCGGGTGGGCATGCTGCCCAGCTGCTGGCCCAGCTGCCAGGCGTCGTGGAACATCGCCAGCATGGCTGGGTTGAGCGCCACGGCCTGGCCCTGCAACCTGTTGAGCACCCGCAGAATGTCATCCCTGCACTCCCGGGTGGCGTGATCGAACACGACGTGGCCGCCGGTGATCAGCGCCTCCTGCTGGCTCAGGTAACCGCCGTCTACAGCTGATGTCCACGGCTTGGGCGGACAGACCATGGGCCACCGGCCTGCGACAGATCTGAGGGCCACCTCACGCCAGTCGTCGGTGAACGTGCGGTAGCGCTCCGACAGGCGCACCTTGGTGATCCAGCCACCGGACTGTGCTCTGCCGGCGTGGTACTCAATCACCCCGGTGTGCACCACCATGTCGATGATCAGCACGCCCAGCGCCGCCTTCTGCTTGGTGGTCATCGGCCGATAGGCCTGCAGGATCTTCAGATTCCGCAGTCGATA